GCCAAAGCGGAAAAGCCGATTCTGGAACTGATCGGGTACTTTTCTCTGTCGAACAACAGCGATCACGAGCTTGTCGTGACGCTGGAAGTCGCCCAGAATCAGTACAAGGTGGATTATGTGTACCTGAACGAGTGGACGGTCTACACGGTGGAGGATATCAGCGGCGCACACGTTGACCCGTATCACTACGAGATCAACTTCTTGCCGGAGATGATCCAATCCATCGAGTTCACACAGAATGATTGAGGTGATCCGCCATGTCACGCCGAACCTGTAAACAATGCGGGCGAATCCAGCCCTCGTGGAACTTCCGCAGTCGGTATATCTGTAAGGACTGCGCCGCAGTGCAGAGCCACGCCCGCTACCTCGCCAACCGTGACCGCATCCTCGCCACCCAGCAGGCGTATCGGGAGCGCTGCAAGGCACGGAGACTGGAAGCATCCTCGCCGGAGGAAACCGAGTGGATCGCCGACCCACGCAGCATAGACGATGCCTATGTACAGCTGGCGGCGTGTATCCTGCGCCTTGCCTTCGACCGCTACCGCCGCATCCTCTGCCGCTGTGCACGGGGAGATGCGACAGAGGCAGAGGTACAGGCAATTGAGCACGAGCTGTGCACACCATACTACGCCGCCCTCTCCCTGCATCGTGTGGACTTGCCGGCACTCTGCCGGTCGATGCGGGGCTGCCAAAACAGGAGGAATCAGAATGACCATCGAAGAGAAGATCGCACGTTACCGGAGCATTCCGAAGCGTGTCGCCGAACTGCAAATGGATCTGGCGATCTGCACGTCTGTGCAGGCAGTGCGGTATGACAGCATCGGCGAGGCGAAGGGAACCAGCGGGAATGCCACGGAACAGAAGCTGCTGAATGCAGTGGAGATTGCAGCAGAGATCAGGCAGCTGGAACAGGAGCGGGATGCCCTGAAGCTGGACATCTTTCGGGAGATCAATCAGGCGATTCCCGGAAACAGTGCCAGAGAAGTGGAAATGCGAATCATCCTGAAAGCGAACATTCTGGACGGAAAGAGCCTGTCTGCCATTGCCAGAGAGCTTGTGCACCGTGCATACAGCGCTGTGCGGAAGCTGAATCAGGATGCGTTCGAGATTTTAAAAAATAGCGCATAATAGCGCATGATGGCGCTTGAAAAATTGTGTTGCCTGTGTTATGCTATACTTAGTAAATTACGACCACAAGAACCGCTGCGGGGAGACCTGCGGCGGTTTTTGCATGCCACAGGAAAAGCGAGGTGACGCAGATGCGGGAGAAGTGGCGGCGATTCGCAGACGAATATCTCATCGACTGCAACGGGACGAGAGCGTACAAGGTAGCGTACCCCACCGTGAAGAGCGACGCTGCCGC